CACTGTCACTATCGCAGTTACAAGATCCACAACAATCGTATCGCGTATCACAAATATAACAATATCCATCATCAGGTACACCATTTATACCAAATTGATCTTCATAACATCCATTATCTTCAACGCCTATTCTAAAACAGCATCAGTTTTAAGCAACAAAAAACATCAATTTTCATCACTTGACCTCATTCATTTTCACTCTTCGTCAACGCAAATCCGCCACCATTTTTTGCCTAACGGCGCTTTTTTGGTGCTCTATTTGCATTCACACTAGTTCAATTTTCATCACTTCTAGGATGCATAACGACTTCTTTGCGAACTCCAAAAACCCACAATAATATTACCAAAAAAGGAAATTTTCGCGATAAAAAAATTATGAAAAAAATTTTAAAATTTTATAAAAAATGAAAAATTAAATCTTAAAAAAATTAAAATCCTATTATAAAAAAAGAATAAAAAATTTTTGTATCCATATATAAAAAAGATGGAAGACTTAATTAAAGCAATACACGAAAAAGTTGAAAAAGATATCGAAAATTTATCATATGAAGAATTAGATGGTAAGTACTTTAACCACAAATTTCATAGTAAGACTATGGTAGATTCATACTTGAAAAAATATAATATTACTGCTAAACCAGAAGCAGAAAAAAGTAAAGTACCAAAGACAAAATACGAAAGAAAGAAACCAGCAAAAATTTTATCTGGTGAAAGAGAATATTGCAGTTATGGTACAAATTTATGGGCTAATGCCAAACAGATACAATATAAGTATTACAACGAATCAAATCTAGAAAATAAAAGTTACAAAGATTTTCTAGTTAAATTTGGAGCACACTGGAAATCTTTATCAGACGATGATAAATTAAAAGTTGTGCAAGATGAAATAAAAGTTTCAGAAATTTATAAATAATTTAATTTTTTATTATTAAAAAATAAAAAATGTCAATATCATCCAATCGTAATTTTTCAAATAAAACTACAGGTTTAACAGCGATACCTGATAAAGACTTATTAGTAAATCAGGATATTAATAATGTTGAATTTATTTATTATGAAGCATTTAAAATTAACGATACTTATTTACATCCAATTGAAGATTCAAATAATCAAATTAATAAATACGGTGAATTTGGTCAATCAATTCCTGCATCATATTATGAAAACCGTGTAGCACCTATAATAACAAGAGCTTCTGAATACAAGGTTGCCGTTGGTAATTTTTCGTTACATGCTTCTACGATACCTATGTTTAAAATTAGAAATGAATATGAATCACCATTTGTTTCAGATTATTATCCTTATAGGTATACTATTCATTACAAAATTTCTGGTATTTTTCCTCCTGGAGGTTCTTCAATTATACCAACTCCTTGGGAAATTGATACTGGGTATGATCATATATCTACACCAACGCTACCTTATTCTCAATCTCAATATTTATTTCCAACTGTAAAAGACTCTGATAATATTTTTATATATACATATGATCATGTAGTTACGGAGATTAATAGAATACTACAAAGTTTATTTACTAATATGGTTGATAATTATAATAGTTATATACCAGTGATATTACCTCCATCTTACCCTACTGCAGGTATTCTTCCTTATAGTTCTAATATTTATTTACCACAATACGCTCCTTATGTTACTTTTGATTCTGCAACTGATTTATTTACATTTCATGCTGATTATAGAATGACAGAAGCTAATTTTGGAGCTCCTAATGGATTTGTTGAAGTTACTTTTAGTAATAATCTTTACCAATTATTTAGAGGTAACAGCTTCTTTTTCGATGTAACAACCCCAAGAAGTGGAAATCTTAGTCGATATAGGAGGCTTGTATTTGAACAAGGTGTTGGTAATATTAATGCAGAATCTGTAAATGTTACTCCTTTTACTATACCACCTACAACTCCTGTAAATATGCAACCATTTATAAAGAACGTTCAACAGTTTTCATCATCCTCATCATGGTATACCTACAATAAATTATTTTTAGTATCTAATACAATTGGAGAGAGACCTACATCCTTAGGGATTGATAAACCTATAATTCCATCTAATGGTTTAAATAATACATCTAATATTTTAGCAACTTACAATATCGTATTAGATAATACTGACGTAAATAATATAAATACCAGTTTAATATATAACCCTGCATTTCCTTTGTGGATTGATATGTATAGAGATAATGCTCTTTATAACGTTGATTTATTATGGTACATAGGTGATGATGAAGGTAATCTTATTCCACTTAATTTGTCTTCTGGAGAAAGTTTTTCAGTTAAGTTGATTTTTGCACGTAAATTTTTCTAATTAATTTTGCAAGGAAAAAAGTATAGGAAAAAAATTTTTATTATTATTTAAAAAAAGACAAAATGGTAAAGAAATCTGAAATGACTGCTAAACAAAAATATCAGTATGAACTCAGAAAACTTGAAGGTAAATTAAAAAATAAACAAAAGTGTTTAGATCCAGCATACCAATTAACTAAAGCAGGTAAACCAAGAAAATTTTGTGAGTTTTATGATGACGAAATATATGGAATTGAAAATAATATAAGAAAAGCTAAGACCTTAGGATTGGTTGATGGATATTATAAACCAAAAAAAGTTAGAAATCCTAATATGGTTGCTAAAAAAGCAGTTAAAAAAAGAGTACCAAGAGTTCCTAAAGAAGGAAGAGCTGAATTGACTTATAGATATAATCAAATTGATAGAAATCTTGGAAAATTATACGAAAATTGTGCTAACGATGTGTATGCTGCTAAACATCCTAAATATTGTATAGACAGAAGAGCTAAATATGAGTCGGAAATAGAAGCTATTTCTAAACAAAGGAAAGCATTGCCCGCATATTCAAGGAAGGGTATGAGAGTAATTTCGACAGATCCAAATTGGACAGCTGGTAAAGCTAAAATGATGATTACTGCGATTGCTAAGGATTTGGGTGTAGCTAGACCTGCGGTAGCCGAAGCTTACAAAAAGTTGAAGAGAAGATTAGGAGAGAATCGAAAAAATGAGAGTAAAACAAGGAAAGCGATTGCCGATTATTTTGGTAGTAATGTTATGTCTGGAAGTGGATTAGTTGGAGGCTGTGGAACATGTGGTAATTGTGGTTATGAAAATTAAAAAATTATATAAATAACCATATAAAAAAATTTTTTATTTTGTAAATTAAAAAAATAAAAAATGAGTTTAGTTAGTTTAATCGATGTAAATAATATTAAGTCAGATTCTTTAGGAAATTCACTTAGAGTTTATGATTTGTGGGTTGACGGTACTATTCACGGAGGTGGTGGAGGAGGAGGAGTCACACCAACAGCACTTGCTAGTGCTATTAATAATTCTAGAGTAGAAACTCCAGGAAATGGAAATTTAAATGTGTATGGTATGAGATACGGAGAAGCCGGTGATTCTGAAATTGTAGTTGGTTTAGGAGCGAATGAAATATACATTAAAGATAATACTTTTGACAATACTATTGTTTGTAATGTAGGAGGAGTGAGTATTGAATCAGGAGCTGCTAATGTAGATATTAATGCAGACCAATTAGTAAATATTAAAGGATCAGCTACTTCTGGAGATACTATCGTAATCGGTGATACAAGTGATAATGAATTTAGAACTAACGCTTCAGGAGGTATATTTATCACTAGTGGTTTAAATATTGAAATGAACGTTCCTCAAACTTCTCCAACTACTTCTTATTCTCAATCAACTACTGATATAGAACTTGACGCTGGAAATCCTAGTTTTAAAGGTGCTAGTGTTGTATTAGACGAAGGAGGTATTTTACAATTAAAATCTCTAGATCAAGGTCTTAATACTAATATTGTTTCTTTGGATTTGAATTCCACTATCAATGGTGGACAAGCTAATTTTACTGTGAATGATACCGGAAATGATGAAATCAGTGAAGTGTTTTTAAATACGAATACGGCGAGACTTTCAAATTATAGTAATTCCTCAGTGAAATATTCTTTTGAAGTTACGAATGAACAACATTTTATTAGAAACTTGGATTTAGATTTATCGCCAACTATCCATCACATTGTTTATTATGACCAATTTTCAGGATCTGCTAACGGTCAAATTTTTCACGCTTTACCTCCGTCTACTGTAAGTAATGTTACACTTGTAGGTAACCCAATTCACCAATTTGTTACCGGAGGTGATGGAGCACTTGATTTTAGAGGTATGATATCACCCGACGGATCTGTTAATTTTAATGTTACAGCTACCAACATTGAACTTACTTCGCCTAACCAAACTATTACTCTTACCAGCGATGTTACTGGAAGTGGAACAGGATCATTTGCTACTACAATTGCTAATTCTGCTGTTAGTACAGCTAAAATAGCTAATGCTGCTGTTACTTCGTCTAAGATTGGTACTAGTGCTGTCACTTACCCAAAAATTCAAAATGTTACTGCTTCAAGTCTACTTGGTAATCCAACTGGTTCTGCTGCTGCTCCTTCAGAAATTACACTTGGAACAAATCTATCATTTGCTGGTTCAGTTTTAAATGCTGTAGGAGGTAGTGGTGTTACAACAACTAATGTTCAAAACTTTAGTACTGGTGGTTACACTTATACTCCCACCGCAGGAATGAAATTTTGTCAAGTCGTAGCTCAAGGAGGAGGTGGTGGAGGTGGTGGATGTAGAGCTGGTCTAGCGGGAACGTCAGGTGCTTCAGCTGGAGGATCTTCGGGTGCTACTGTTCTCGGATTTTATAACGCTGCTACTATTGGTGTCAGTCAAAGCGGTATCGTCGGAAATGGAGGCGCTGGAGGTTTAGGTATTTCAGGTTCAGCTGGTAATGATGGTATTGACACAACATTTGGAGCTCTAATCACTGCTGCTAAAGGTAGAGGAGGTGCTGGAATAACAGCTTCTGCTTCATTTACGTCTACATCGTCTACTAGTACATTTGGGACAAGTTCTGGTGGTACTATTAGATTAGAAGGTAGTTATGGATTAGCTGGACATGCTCATGGTAGTAATTTAGCTCCTATTGCCGGTGCAGGGGGGGCTTCAACATATTTCGGAGACGGTGGTTTTGGATTTGGATCGGGTTCGGGTGCGGGAGGAGGAGGAGTAAGTACAAGCGGAGCAGTTGCTGATGTGGATGGATTTGCTGGTAAAAGTGGTAGACTTTTTGTGATTGAATATATTTAGTAAATAATTTTTAATTGTATTAATTAAAAATATGTCTTCATACGTAAGTGAAATACTTATACCAACAAAATTAGGACTTGTTTCTTCAGTTAAATGGTTAGTGGAACATAAATATAAATTTACTAAAGGTAGTATTAAAGGAGATTTTTACAAATTTAAATAAAATAAGAATAGTAAAACGATTTATGATGAAAATATAAAAATTACCAAAAATGGTAACGTTGATAAAGTAAGTTATAAATTATTATCTAATGGTATTATTTTAGTTTATACTGAAAATTAGTTAATCACTATATTCTTCATCAGTAAAATAATCTCCAGTAAATTCTTCTTCATCGTGAGAAGACATGAGATCTTCTGTATCGACTGATACGTCACTGTCACTATCACTATCTATATTATTGTTATTATTATAATTATTTAATTCTTGCATCTTTTTTTCTCTATCTTTGACCATATCATAAGCAGAATAATAACCTGCTGTACTAGATCCTTTACCGCAATTTTCACAAATATATTTGATTATTGGTTTTGGCATTTTTTTATTTAATGAAATAAAAAAATTAATTTAAATTTTATTTAAAAAAGTTTTTGTAATTTTTGAACTTTTTTTAATATCTAAGAGCAGCTCTTAATTTAGCTTTATTTTTAACGGTTCTTCCTCCAACTAAACCACCTCCGGACATTTTTATTGCTTTCTTGTATGCCATTTCACTATGCATTCCTTTTCCAGTATACATTTTATAGAGTTCATATGCTTGAGGTCCTAATGACGCTAAGTCAATAGCAGTTTCTAAATAGTTTCCACCAGGGAGTAATTTTGCAGCTTTTCTAGCATATGGTTCAGCTTTTTTTGCGAACATTCTTCCACATTCACTTAATGAACACCCCCCTTGGATTTGTAATTGATCAATATCAGCATCAATAGGTTGTAATACTTTACTTTCATAAATTATTTTATCGTCAACCAATCCTTGGTAAACAAGAGCATTACCGTCGGATATTTCCAAAACACCCTCTGAGATTGTAACTAAGACTGCTTCACAGTTAATAGATCTTCCAGAAATGTTAGTGAAACGGATGTTGACTTGAATGTTAAATAATCCTTTAGAGCCAATAGCTAAATCACCTAAGGAAATATCTTTCTGGAGGTCGAGCTTAATGACACTACCGCATAAATAATTATTTTGAGAATTTGACATTTTGAGTCCATTGCGAACTGAGGTTTGATATAATGAAGAAGGAATAGAAGTAGACATAAGACCTTGCTTAGTACCAAAACTGAGTGCAATATTATCAATTTTCATAAATGTATCAGTAGTGTAGATTTTTTTATCAGCTTGTCTTTCTTGAACGAATAAATATATAGCGCTTGGAACACTATTAACTTGACAAACATTAGTAGGAAGATCTTTAGTATCTCCAGGTGCAACAAGACCGCTAAATGACGAAACGTAAGAATTATATAAACTAACAGCATATTTATTAGTTGTCAAGTATTCTCTATTACCTAACTTATTAGTAATCCAATTAAGATAAATAACTGGGTTGGCTGCAGTTAAGTCTACTGAAGATGAAACATAAGCATCATTTCCGGTTAACGCAGCAGTATTAAGTGAAAAGATTCTACCAGTATCACCAAGATTGAAAGTAAAATCTAAATTAGAAAGTCCAGAAAGACCAACTTTATCAGCATTACAATCAAAAGGAGAAAAAGGAGGTAAATAAATTCTTTCAGTCCAAGTAACATCAACAACCAATTGAGTAGCACTATTGGTTATAACATTAATAGTATCAAAAGCAGAACCTCTACATTCAGCTCCATAAACTGAGGATGCATAAGTAGCCAAAGGATTTCTTGGAGCTGTTATGATGTTGTTGTAACTCCACGATTGATCTGGATATGAAAGATCACCCAAATTCGTAGAAGCTTGATTAATATAAGGCCCATACCATGGGAAAACAGCGTTCTGATATATCTGTGGATAATACGAGAAATTGGAGTTATTTAGTTGGTATGTAACTGAACTACAAGCCCCGTGAAGTGGCGCATAGCAACGAAGTGCAATTCTTTGATTGAAGAATTGAGATATAGCAAAATAATCAGTTGCAGAAGGAGTAGCTAATCCAGTTACTGTATTAGTTGATCCACCATTAGCTAATTTATTAACTGTTAATTTTGCTGTTAATCTAATGAAAGCTTTTCGATCCAAAAATGCTTGTTGTGATGGAGCACTAATTGAGAAATTAATATTGGAATTAGAGAATGATTGAGTTGCATATGGACTCAACAAACAATCTTCATTACCCTTTAAAATATCGTAATGAATACCATCATTCAATGATTGAGGAAAAGATCTGTTATCAATTATAACTTTACTTGGTTCGCCTAAAACTGACATTTTTTTTTTTTAAATTACTAACATAAAATTATTTATAATAATTTTTCTGTTAAAAAAATTGAAACTTGGTCTAAATTTTTAAAATTATTATTATACTTTAATTGATCAACATATTCAAAAAAATCTTCCTCATCATAACCATTATTTATAAATAGACAAAATAATCCAACCCACCTACCACATGTATTTACTCCATCTTTGTATTTTTGTAACTTATGTTCATTATATTTCAGTCCATATCCTAATTGACTCATTTCATACATAAATTCTCCAACGTCTCTTTGATTTTGGTTTGTTTCTATTCTGTACCATGGTTTTATATCATTGAGACTATCATCTGGAAATCTTCCATAACTATCAAAGAAATATATTATTTTGTTAACTTTATCTATAACTAAAGATACCCAATGTCCGTCGATTATTTTTTCAGTATTATTCGTTTGATAATGTATTACAAAATTTATGTAATTACATTTATTAGCATTGGCAACAAAGTACATTTTAGATTTTTCTTTGGCTGTAACTAAATATGTACAATTATCATTTTGTATTATTTTACAAATTTCTTGATAACTCAAACTTCTATTCATTATTTTTTATAAATATATGATATTTTTTTACTAAAAATTTTTGATGTTGCAATATAAAACAATATTTTTAAAAAATATTTTTTGATTATTATAAAAAAGTGTTAATTTAATATGATAGTAAGTAAAAGTTTCGTTAAATTTAATAAATTAGAAGACAATCCTGAGTTAAAACCAGTAGCTTATATTAAAGTGAAAGGAACTAACAAAGGAATTCTAGCTATTTTACCACAAGATCATTATAATGGAGAACCAATAAGAATAGATGGTGAGGATGTATTTGGAAAACATACTAAAGCCAAGACGACTAATGCTTTCCAACTATTACCAAATTTAAGAGGTATCACAGGTAAAAATATTAGAGATATAGGTTATATCGTTGGTAAATCAGGTTCTGGAAAGACCTTTATGGTTGGTCAGTTCGCTAAAGAATACAAGGCTATGTTTCCAAAAAGAAAAATAATTTATATATCTCCTCAAGCATTAGAGGAAGATGATATTTTACTTCAAGTAAATCCATTATTGGCTTCAACTCATGGAGAGGAAGGTATTACCAATTGGGTAGATCCAGAGACTAAATTTACTATTCCTGAAGGATATGGAGCAAAAAATAAACCTGTCAAGTCTGATTTTGATAAATCTTTAATTATTGTGGACGACCTAGAATCGGTAAACGACAAGAAGATAAAAGCTGGATTAGACAATTTCATTTCTAGTATTTTACATACTGGGCGTCATAGGAGTATCACCGTGATGTTCTTGATACATACAGGCTGTAATGGAAGATCTACAAAATCAATCCTAAATGAAACCAATTTCATAACCATATTCAGAGGTAATTCAGGAAAGAAAATAGATTATTTATTGACCACTTATGTGGGTTTAAATAAAGAACAATTGAAGTATGTAAAGAATCTGAGAGATAGATCTATAACGTTTCATACTGGAATACCTAATTTTATACTCACAGATAAGGAGATTAAAATCCTGGAGTAAAGTATTTAAAACTTGATATAAAAAATTGTACTACCTGTTCATTATTCAAATAATTTTTATTCATATTTTGTTTAAGTTTGCGTAATGTAATTTCGTCCATTACATAATTTCTATTGTTGGATATAAATAGTCTATTGAGTATTCTCAATGCTTTACTTGTTTTCATTTTTAATATTAAAATTAAAAATAAATTCTTCCATTAATATGATACTTAGCGAATGCATTTTTATGTTCATAAAAAAACTTACACCACTTATGAATCTCTTTTTGGGTTTCATTACTGAGTTTGTCGTATGGCGTTTCTACATTATAAATCGATAAAAATCTTCTAATTATTTCCCTTATAGTTAGTAATGGTACTACCATACTTATGTGGGTTTCATTAGTATATAATTTAATATCTTTTAATCTTATTAAGACTTTACAATCTTTTTCTAGTATCTCATGTTGTATCATTTTAATACAAACTTCTGGTACCGTAGGTGCATAATATATTTCGTACTTTTTAATTACTTCTTCTGAGCAATAGTTCTTGACGAATTTTTTAACGAAATTATAATAATTCTCACTTATGCTTTGGAACAAGTAGTTTGATATTTCAGTTTGCATTTTTCTTTTTTTATATACGAATTTAAAATTTTTTAAATATTTTTTAAAAAATTATTTCAATAAAATTTCACTAAATTCTTTTTGAACTTTGTTCAAGTTTTCTATTTTGAATTCAGCTTTTACAACCTTCAATTGGTCTTTCAAATTTTCAAGACCTTGTCCTCTATTCGACTTCACTTTAAATTTTGCAAAGTCACTAATGTTTTGGGTATACTCTTCACCCAAATATAACATTCTCAAGTAGTCAATAGTATGGATGTTGTATCCTGAAACTCCTTTAAATCGTTTCTTCATAGCAACAGTCATATATCCATCTTCATGCCATCCAAGGATATGATTCACGTACATCTTCTTACCGCAAAAACTGTTCATAATACTTGATAAACCAATATCTTCATTAATAGGTTTTAACGAAGTTTTATCCCAGAATTTATTATCGAAGTCTGATTTGCAACCGCCGAGTTTATTATTTTCTTCCTTCTTTCCAGTTTTAGGATTTACTTGGAATAATAAATTATTCACCTTAGGGTCTAATGCAAATGAAGCATCGCAATGACAACAATCAGTATCCATATATATAACATTCTCTTCACCAATCATTTCAATGAATTGTTGCATAATTAATTTAGATCCTGATAAGATAGTAGAACCCCAATCTGATTTATTTCTATGACCTCTTTCTCGTTTTCTGCATTCTACAATATTGGTTATATTTTCAGAATCTTGTACGAATATGTTTTTAGTTATGTTCTCACTATAATCGTACATGTATTTGTCGTAAAAAGTTTTACTACCTCCACTGGTCATATGTTTATTTGACAAATATACTTGATTATCATGGATTTCTTTTTGGATCATCTTACCATAAGCACTATTGAGTATCAATTTAATTGTATTCTCAATTTTGGATTTATTTCTAAGATTCTCATCCTCGGAATGGGCTAAAGCTTTAAATTCTTGCCTTTTGGCATATAATTTAACAATTAATTCAGCGAAATTACCATTGTATCCTTCAGCTCTAACACCTCTAATAAATTCCAAAGTAGCATCCTTGTAGATTCTTTTAAATTGACATACTTTAATATGATCCAATATAACAGTTCCTTCTTTACCGTCGTCAGAGATATTAACATAACTTCCATCTTTATTTTTGGTAACGAATGGAATAATAGACTTACATTCACCTAAGGTATATTTGAATTCACCGATGAATGGAAAATTGTTACAATCTTCACATTTTATATCAGTATTGGTCAAATAATCGTAGGTATAATTTTGGAATTCTTCTGCAGTCATATCTCTATAAGCTCCGTTAGCCAAATAAAATCGACTAATGCTGGATGGATAAAGCGAGTTCATATCCGCGACTAGTGTAGATACTCCTGATTCTGTAAAAAGAGTCGACATTGCTTTCTTATATTTATCTAACTTGTATTTTTCAAATTTAGGTTGAGCTTTGTTTTTATCATAACCAAATTTAACATATACATCCAAAAGTTCTTGATAAGATTTGTGATTAGTACCATTGTTATTGTATCTAGGTTTCAAATAGAAAGCTTTATGAGTAGCTATTCTTTCCATATACTTAGAATAGAATAATCTTTTACTGATGTCTTTAGCTGTATAACAGATTCCACCTTGTAAAATATTATTGAATAAATCTAATAAACCATTATCGTTAGTACAAGCATAAGATACAGTTCCTTTATTGTTATAAATACCTTCTTGTCTAATCATTTTCCCAACGAATGAAGGTAAAGTCATTTCGTGTAATATACAGATTTGACTATGGACTCTATCTAAAACTAATATAGGTTTATTACTATCCTCAACCTTTTCTTTAGCTGGTAATTTAACGTTTTCAACGGATTTAGTTATTTTTTCTGGTTCAATACCAAGCTCTGAACATAATTTTTCATAAGTAATTTCTTTCTTATTTCTAGCTGGTTGTTTGTTTTGTGTACCGAGTATTTTTTTAAGTTCAAATGGATTTGCTTTTCTTCTAACAATACCACACATATCAGGGTTTAAACATTTAATATCACATTCTCTACCGATATCTTCGTACATCTTATTCAAAGCGATAAGGGCTTCTGCTACGATTTTCACATCTTGGTCGTTATAAGTTCTACAATATCCTTCACAATGAAAAATTTCGTTAGTTTTGAAATAGTCTTCAACGAATTTTTGGAATTGAATAAGTTCATCTTCATTATTAAAATTTTTATAATACCAAATTACTTTATTGTATTCTTTGTTAATTTTAGCATATCTCTTATAACCTGGATATTTAAGCATTGGGTATTTATGGTATTTATTTTTAATAAGTTCTCTAGAAGTGGAACCACCCATAAATTTAATCATTTCTTCCTTAGTAAATGATTTAGGACTATTTTCATCTAATTTTTTATACAAAGCATATGGGTAATCATATTTTACACTTTGAGTACTCAAACCAAATTGTTTACATAAGTCAGCAGCTGGACAATCTAAAAGTCTATAAGAATCTCTTACTACAAAAACAGTATCAGATGATTTTAATTTGAATTGAAAATGAATTAATCCGTAAGGTGTATTGATACCATTGACCATTATATTATCATTTTTATCAGCATATAAAAGACCTCCACTTTTAAGAATATATTTCTCTAATACTTTCATATCAAATTTACCTCCGTAATGGAAATAACAATATACTTTAGAATAATGTTTTTCTGCACAATATCTTGACATTTCTTCAAAGTGATGCATAATTTCTTTTTCTGATAAACCTGCAATATTGTAATTGAAATGACCGTCAAAGTAACCAATTGTTTGGTTGTTTTTAATTAATTCTAAAAGTTTCTTTAAATATGAAAATAAACTCTCATTATATCCATAGTTATTACCTCCTAATTTAGTATCAAATTCATATTCATCTTCTAACACATAATCTGAATAATCTCTATATACTTTATCAACAATTTTAATTACATTATTTAACAATTCATCTATAATTTCTACTTGTTCTATTTTTTGTTCATTCTTTTGTTCTTCAGTATATCTTTCATCTTCCATTATTTCGTTTATTAATTGTTCGTTGAGTTTTTCAATAGTACCAGTTTCATGATCACCATCATAACCACATATATACATCATGAACCCCAACACTTTTCTATTCAAAAGTGGACCGACTTCTTCACCATGATCCATTTCAAAATCGGTCACTTTCCTTTGCAAAATTGGTATAATTCCTTTAACATAATCCTTATCGAAAACTATTTCTGAATTGGTTCTGAATCCATAACCTTCATACATTAAACGTTCTTTATTGAATAATGCAGTACTCATGCTATATGGGACATGATATTCACGTCCTTCAACTAATTTAGGATTAGTTTCAATATCCATAGAAGCATATAATATGTTATCATGTTTGTGAATAAGATCTTTACCAGTTATTTTATATTTTATATCAGATTTAGGAACGATATCAATAAAATCAGATTTAACAATATCTTTACTAAGACCACACATTTTTTCTAAATGATTAGGATCAAAAAAAGCACCCATTTTCTTAAAATAAAGATTTCTATTATATTTAGCTTTTTCATAATTATGATCGTAAATAATTCTACCCATATTATAATTAGCTTCACATACTAAGTTATCTCCTTTTAATTTCCATTCTTCATTCTCTTTAATATTTTTACCTAATACATATTTTTTCAAAAATTTTAATGCTGCGTCTGTATTTATATTGAAACAATGACAATCTGATAAAACAACTTCGAAATGAGGAACATCAGATAAAGATTTTTTACCAATTTTGACTTTCTTATCGTCTTTCAAAGGAAATTCATAACTTTCGGGTACTATTCTTTCACCTTTTTTAGAGTATTTATAATAGGTTACTGAAAATTTTATCTCGAAAAACTTGGACATTTTATTGTGAATATCTTTAATTTTAGTAACTTTAAAGTATTGATCTGTAACATAACAATTTGAAAAATAACTAATATCTGAAGCAGTTTGGAACATAACAAATTTATAATAATAATCGCTATTATCTTTAAATCCAGCTAATTCCATAAATTTAGGATTGTATAATAAACTACTAATAGCACAGGGAGTTGGAAGATATGAATTAAAGTTATGAGATTCAGCTTCTACTTTATTTTCTTCGGGCCAATCGTACATGAAATAACCATAATATGCATAGTTAAAAGCTGTATTAATATGTTCTTTTTTCACAGTACTTGGGTCAAATAAATAATTGACACTATCATCTGCTTCATAATCTTCTCCTCTGATATCCCTAATAAAAATTTCTTTTTTGACTTCTTCTTTTTTTTTATTGGTATAAGTAAGATCTGTATCCTTAACGAACTTACTAAGGTCAATGTTAGTCTTTTTTTCCGAATTTGTTTTCAAATCAAGATATATCAAATAGGCACCAAAAATAGCTTGATTCAATGTTGATAAAGTAACTTGTAATTTAATTTTTTCGATTTCTTCAAAGTCATCCTCAACCCTCTTTTTTTTAGATCCTAAGTCTATTATGTCAATATTTAATTTGACTATAATATTTTTTATCAAGAATATTTTTTCTTCAAATGTCTTAGCTTCTCTTACAGCTTTTTTGAGATCATTTTTAGTTTTAGCATATGTAATACCGTCAATAGAAAATACTTTTTCTGATACTACTTTCTTAGGTTTTCTTTTTCTAACTACTACTTTGTTTTGTTTAGCTCTAACTTTAGCTTCTTCTTCTTTTAATCGACTATCCCAATATACTATATCTTTTTTATTATTATAAATAGCATTTCTAAGACTCCTAATTAATTTAGTTCTATATTCTCCAATATCATTTTTGCTAATTAATTGTTTATTATATGATTCTCTTTTTATTATAAACTCTTCATTAACTGGATTTCCTATTGATGCAGTATCATAATCACCATTTTTATCAATACCTACATTCATAATCCAATAATTCAATTTCACATTATTTCTTACCCACACTCCATTAACTTTTTCATCGAAAAAATCAAAATTTGATAAACTAAATGTTTCAGGATTTCCAAATTTTTCGTAAACATAATTAATAGCCTTTGAATATTCAATTTCTATTGCGTTTTCTAAAATCTCTTTTTTCTGTTCAACGTTGAGATTTGTATCTATATCTTCATCCATATCCATATCTTCATCTTTTGTTTCATCTTCTTCGTCACAAAAAGAAGGTAAAGTTTTGTGCACCATATTACGCCAAAGACATTTTTGAGAATTAGACATTTGATTCCATAACATAATAGTTATTTCATCAACTTCTTCAATACTAAGTTTCTTATGATTTATTTTATAATCATTTCTAAACTTTGTAAATGCTGCTAAATTAGATCTAGCAATTAAACTTCCTTTGTCTTTAGGTTTAACTACTTTGGGTTTCGATACTTTAGATTTAACTACTTTATGTTTGACTACTTTAGGTTTAACTACTTTAGGTTTAACTATTCTAGGTTCGTTAATAGCAGGTCTATTTTTTCTAACTGGAATAACCTCAGGTTGTTCTTCTAATAAACCATAAGAATAAAATGGTAATATATTTAGTCTAGTATTAAGAAATTGTGTTTTTTCAAATGCACTCAAAGTTTTCCATTTTCTATTAGCTGTCATATCCTTACCAGTATACTGATTCTTAAATTTATCTAACGCAGCAGTATTAGCTTTTGCAGACGAATTTTTAAATTCCGTAAAAGAAATTTTAGAATTCGGATTTATAGATTTATAAATCTCGAATGCTTTTGGTAAACTTATTTCTTTGTTCATTTTTTCTTTTTATAAAAGGAAAAATAATTTTTTAAAACATATTTTAAAAAATTTTTGACTTTTTTTTTACTTTTTATTTAATTTTATTTTAATTTTTAATCTAATAATAATCACTGTCACTATCGCAGTTACAAGATCCACAACAATCGTATCGCGTATCACAAATATAACAATATCCATCATCAGGTACACCATTTATACCAAATTGATCTTCATAACATCCATTATCTTCTTCTCCGGATCCAACTTTATCACATTTACAATCTCCACTAATATCATAATGTACATCACATTCATAACAATAACAATCAGAAATCCAATATTGTTCATCATCTTCATCAAAATGTTTGTCGCTTTCCTTTAATGCTAATACAATATCTCTGAGAGGTTTAAGTTTAGGTATAATATTCAAACAATCTCTTTGTTTCTCTTTAAATTCTTCTAATTCTAAAGACTTAATACTTGTAGTTTTGAATTGAGCTGAAAGTTCTTTTCGTTCTCTTGATTGAAATATTTTGGACATTTTTTATTCTTTTTTTATAATAGGATTTTAATTTTTTTAAGATTTAATTTTTCATTTTTTATAAAATTTTAAAATTTTTTTCATAATTTTTTTATCGCGAAAATTTCCTTTTTTGGTAATATTATTGTGGGTTTTTGGAGTTCGCAAAGAAGTCGTTATGCATCCTAGAAGTGATGAAAATTGAACTAGTGTGAATGCAAATAGAGCACCAAAAAAGCGCCGTTAGGCAAAAAATGGTGGCGGATTTGCGTTGACGAAGAGTGAAAATGAATGAGGTCAAGTGATGAAAATTGATGTTTTTTGTTGCTTAAAACTGATGCTGTTTTAGAATAGGCGTTGAAGATAATGGATGTTATGAAGATCAATTTGGTATAAATGGTGTACCTGATGATGGATATTGTTATATTTGTGATACGCGATACGATTGTTGTGGATCTTGTAACTGCGATAGTGACAGTG